CTAAGTTAAATTCAAATTTAACTTATGATGTATTAGAGAAATTATTGATTAGATAATTACAAATTCGTTGAAGAGTTCATCAATAGAAATTGTTTGATTAATACATTTTTTAACATTAATGTAAATATCTTTCATAGATATTTGATGTGTCCAATATTTACTAAATCGTCTATCATTGTAGATTCTGAAAATATATTTCATTAATTTAATTTTGTATTCATCATTTTCTAATTTATTTTTATAAAAGGTTAATCTATTATACATTTTAGATAATAAATTATCAGACAACATTTCTTCATTTTCGCATAAAATTTTCATAATATTTTTATAAAATAGAATAATAATAAGAGTACCAAGACTGTATATATCATTGGATTTTTCCATAGAATTATTTTTACTCATATATATTTTTGTACCTCTAGGTTTTTTATTGTTAAGTAATTTCAATATTTTTGGGTCAAAATCTGATAATTCATTGGGCAAAATATCAAATAATGAAACATCAAAATCAATTAATTTTATTTTTTTAATATTATAATTAGAATTGATTTTTACAATAATATTTTCTAATTTAATATCGGCATAAATAATATTTAATTTATGTAAATAATAAATTATTTTGATAAGGAATTGTATAATTAGTATAATTTGTAAATCATCTAATGGTGTTTTTCTTTTTTTCATAAATTGATATAAATCACAGTCATATTTTTCTATAATATAAAAATAGGAATTATTTTTATTGATAAAAAAATAGTCAGGATATAAAATAAAATCGTGTAAATGATTATGTTTAGATAAGTATTTATTAATTAGAATTTCCATAAATGATTTATTGGGTTGAAATTTAACAATATAATCTTTTTGGATATTTTTATCACAAGCTTCAAATAAGAAACCTCTTTTTAACATTTTTTTAGTTTTTTTGTAATATATATAATTAAATTTTTCTAAAAAGTTTATAATAGAGCTATAGGAGTCAAAAACATCAAAAATGTCAAAAAATATAATTTTGGGTGAAAATAAGAATGAATTTTTAAAATTAATGGAATGTATTAATTTTTCAAGATTATTTTTTTTTAATTTTTTATTGTTAATGACACTATAGAAATCTAGATATTGAAATTTATTAATATTTAATAAAATGTTTTCAATTTTGGCATTAAGTGAGTCATAATTAATATTTAAATAAGTTTTATAGGAATCAACAATAAGGCTTAATGTAGTAATATTATGATGATTTAATAGGTCAATTTTGTGATTAATACTTCTTTCCATTTTTTTTTTATTTTGTAATAAATGTTTGGATTTATTAATTTTAATCATAATTGCTTTAGATTTATTAACTAGGTTTTTATATTTGTTAATAGTTTTTAAATCATCTTTAAGATGAATAAGAATATCTTCTTCATCACTAATTTTATTATCTAAAATTAAATTTTCAATGTTATTGTATTTTTCAAAATATTTGTCAACATCTTCCATCTATAATTAGATATACAAAAAACTTTATATATATACGAATAGAAAAATTACCAATTTGTATCTTTTTTACCACCATCATACCATTTTCCATGTCCTTCGTCAACCATGATTTGATTGATAGATTTATCATTAACATTATTCCAAGCTCTAATTAAAATACGTCCATATTTATCAAATTTGAGGCATTGAATTTTGATTAATTTAGAAGGGTGAGCTTCAACTAATTCAATCATTCTTAGTTTGGCAGCATATGCTAGTTCTTTTTCCTTAAGTCTATTAGGATTTTTTAAAGAGGGTCTCATTTCTGGTGTATCATAACCATAGCATCTACATCTATATTTAATTAATTCACCTTTGAAGTCGAAAATAACACTAAAAGTATCGCCATCATAAACATTACAAGGTTTAGCAATAAAAGTTTTATTGTTGAAGTTAAAGTAGGGTACATCTTTATGAGTTGTAACATTAATTAATTTATTATTTAAGTTAGTAATTTCGTTTTCAAGGTCCATAATATAATAATATAAAAAAAATTGATAATAATTATTATAATAAAAAAAGTAAATATACTATAATGTCTAATGATAAATATAAATGCCTGCCATGTATAACATTAATAAAAACTGGATATTGTCCATATAACAAAAAATGTCAATTTATACACCCAACGGGATTTAAGTCTGGTATTATATCAAGTATTAAATTAAAAGATAAAATAGACAACACGAAAGATTTATTTTACTATCCGCCAAAAAAAGTAGGGAAAGGATATATTTTAGGAGATGAATATTCATTTGAATATGTAAAACAAGAAAGGTTGCCAATATTTATACATTTAAGTAATGGAGATAAAATGGAAGAATATAATAAATATTTAGAAAAAAAGAGTAAGAAAATACGAAAAAAATATGATTTTAATGATAAAGATGTACAAACATCGAATATGTTAAAAGGATTATTAAATTTTGTAAATAGTAATAAAACTTCTAAAGATAAGAGACAAATGAAGATAATAGAAAATAATGATAGAAAAAGTCCTGTAAGTATTGCGGATATAAATTAAAGTAGATTTTATTGTGTAGTATTGATACTATACACCAATTATATTATAAATAATTAATTTTCTACATCAAGAGATTTAAGACTATCTGTAGATAAATTTTTTTCTTTTTTATATTTTTGATGAGTAGATTTAATTAATTTAAAAGCTTCATTTTTATCTTTCCATCCGCCAATTTTTACCCATTTTTCTTTTTCAAGTGTTTTGTATGTTTCAAAAAATTGAGAAATTTCTTTAAGTGTATGAGAGGGAATATCATCAATTGTTTTGATATGAGAGTAATGAGGGTCTTTTTCTGCGACAGCTAATAATTTTTCGTCGTTTCCTTTTTCATCTTCCATAACCATATAGCAAATAGGTCTTACTTGTACAAAGCAACCAGGAATTAAAGGACCATCGCAGATTACGAGTACATCTAGAGGGTCTCCATCATCACATAATGTTTGAGGAATAAAACCATAATTATGAGGATAAAATACGGCACTATGTAATACTCTGTCAAGTTCAAGAGCTTTTTTTTTATGAGACCATTCATATTTCATTCTAGAAGATTGACTAACTTCAATAAATGATGGAATGGATTCTGGGAAATTGTCACTAATTATTTTTGTATTATAAGGAAATTTTTCAAGGAACATAATTTTTAAAAATAAATTAAATAAAAAAAAAATACGAATTAAAATAAATTTATTTAAAATAAAAAATAAATTTATTTGTTAATAATATAAATGTCAGAATTAATAGAAAAAAGTGTAGAGAGTCCGGAAATCCAAGAAGTCCAAGAAGTAAAAGAAATCTCAGAAAGTAATGAAAATACACAAAATGTAGAGATGGAAATAAAAAAAAAAGAAGAGTTTAATGAAGTTGTTGATGAAAAAATAATAGATAATGTGATAGAAAATAAGAAAGAATTAAAAAAGGATTTTTTATTATCATTAAAAAAATTAATTGATGTATCAGTAGCAAGAGGAGTTTTTAAACCTGCTGAGATTAGTAATATAGGTAAAGCATACAACGAATTAAATGAAGAAATTACAGATAATGAAACATCTGAAGTAACTATTACAAATTTAAATAACATTAAGATATTAACAGAAATGTCAATATCAAGAGGAGGGTTCTTACCAAAAGAGTTAAGTGATGTAGGAGAATTATATAATTTATTAACACAGGTATTAGAATAAATAAAATATAAATTAATAATATAATGAATAAGACAAAATATGAAAAATGTAAGATAATAACAATGAATAAAACTATGAAAGAATTTGAGAAAGGTAAATTAAAAGATAGAAGCAAAGAAAAAATTAAGTCTAGAAAACAAGCTGTAGCAATAGGTTTATCAATATCAGAAAAAGAATGTAAGGATAAATTTAGTGAAGAAGATTATAGAAAAATAGAAGAATTATTTTATAAAAATATATATGATAAAGATAATAAAGTTAGTAAAAAAAATTTAAATTATTCTACATATAACAATGCTTATAAATTAATAAATTATTACCGCACAAATAAAAAATATAAAAAAGCAAATAATATTTTTAAAACACTTATAATAAAAATATTACATGAAATCAGAGGTCAAAGAGAAGTAAATTGGTTAATTATTCATGATTTATATGAAAACTTAGTTCATAATCATTTATAATTATTGTGAATAAAGTTATTTAGTTGAAATAGTATCACTATTTTTTTTACAATATTTATTTATAATAAGTTTAAGTACATTACATTCATTTAAATTATTTGATTTTAATACACAATTTATAAGTAAATCTTGAGTTATTTTACATTGTATTTTTTGATTTATATCAAACATAATATATAGTAATATAAAAAAATAAAAATATTACCATCCAATATAAATTATATCATCTAAATCCATAATATACATTAATTTATTCAAATCAAATTTAGTATATTTTTTATTATCATTAATAATTAAATACTTTTGAATTAAATTTTTTTTATATTCACAACTATTATTAATCCATGAATTAGCATATTCTAATGTATATTCATCCATGTATAATAGATTTACATATATAAATTTCAATCTTTTGTAAAATTTATTTGATTTATTTAATTTAATAAGTATATCATTAGAATATTTTTTTGAATCACAAAAAAGTTTATGTGAATATATAAAGAATTTTTTAATAATATTAGCACACTGTACAAGTACTGTTTTTTTATGATATATAATATATTTATTGGTTAATTTACAAGATATTTTTAATTTATTAATATCTAAGATATTTAAATAAGGTACTAAATTTAAGTCAAAAAGGATAGGAAAATTTTGTTTGTTAATATAATTATTCATAGCTTTAAATTTAGTATTACAATAATGAATATATTTTAGTATTAGATATAAAAAAAAAATCAATTTTTAATATATATGCCACCAAAAAAAAATGGAAAAGATACAAAAAATGGAAATAATGGAAACATTGATACAATACCAATAGTTAAGATTGAAACAACAAATAAAACTGAAAATAATGGAAACGATGATACATTACCAATAGTTAAGATTGAAACAACAAATAGAAATAAAAAAGGTAAAATCCAGAATAAAAATATGTTAATCGCAACAGAAGAGGGTCAATTACCATATATGTGTATTATATCATAAATATTTAGTATAATAAATTATTATAATAAATAATAAATTGGTCAGAGTGGGGTTCGAACCCACGCATCCGAAGATAGTAGATCTTAAGTCTACCGCCTTAGACCCCTCGGCCATCTGACCCTTTCACTTATATATATAATATACGATTATTACTTTAAGTTCTTTTCTTTTTAAATATTTTGTGGAATAAATTTGAGATGAATGATATAGTATAAAATATTTAGTATAATAAATTATTATAATAAATAATAAATTGGTCAGAGTGGGGTTCGAACCCACGCATCCGAAGATAGTAGATCTTAAGTCTACCGCCTTAGACCACTCGGCCATCTGACCCTTTACTTACATATATAATATATGATTATTTCTTTAAGTACTTTTCTTTTAAATAAAATTAAGGCACATATAAGATATATATACTTATAATAAAATAAAATTATCTTTATTTAGTTCATCAGATATAATTTTATTGATTCTTTTAACACCACCATATTTTTTTACAACATATTTAGATATATTAAAAGAATGTATATTATGTAAGGTTAATTTGAATTCTGGATTTTTATTACGTTCTTCTTTTAAAATTTTAATAATACTTTCTAATGAATAATCGATATTGTCATTCGTTTCTATTTTATTATTATGAATACTATTTAATATTAATTTTAAAAGTTTATCTAAATCATTTTCTTTAGCATTTAGATTTTGCTGAAATTTAGTAATTAATTTTTTATCAGTATCTATATATTCAAATTGTTTATTAATTAATTGTATAGAACTTTCTAAGTCATTAACAATATTATGTACAGATATATTATTGTTAAAATTTGATATAAATTTAGATATATAATTAAGAATTATAATAGATAATCTCATTAATTCTGGATTTTTAAAAACATTTGATATGAATATAATAGGTATCTTATTTTTTATTTCAAATGAAAAATACCTACTATTATCAAATAAGTTACATTCATTTAATGATATAAATAAAGCAGAATTAATTTCTGAATTTTCAGTTCTAATCTTAATATCTTTATAAAATTTGTTAATATCATCTTTTTTTAATGACATCACATTTTTACTTTCTACCATAGTATTAAGTTTTTCAAATTTAAATAACATATCTCCAAACGATGTACTCTTATGTGTATCAATAATTGAGCAATTAGAAAACTTATCATATAAATATGATTGAATAAATTTTTCACCAAAATTACCCTTCTCGACATTACCAGCATCAAATTTATTAAAAAATTTAAAAAAATTCTGGTTTATATCATTTATTCTATTCATCATAGGATTTAAATTTTTATTTAAATTTTTATCATAATCATATAAATTAGATGATAATTTATGGTACATATCATCATATTTTTTATCTATATGTCCCATTAAATTTTTATCATATTCATTAATGCTTAAACTATTTTTACTATTTTCAAGTATTTTTATTTTATCATTTAAATTTTGAATTGCGTCTTGATAATATCCGACTATGTTAAATATATCATAATTATCATTATCTTTATTTTTTTCTTTTATTTTTAATAATAATGTACCAGCATTTAATATATATTCATTGGATTCAATATCATTTTTAGATAATATATCATTAAGATTTTCGTTATTAAATGATTTACTTGTGGGTATATTAATCATATTATAAATATATTAAATAAGTTTTAAATATAAATGTTAGAACAAATATTAAACATTATTAATCATTAAAACGATTAGGGTCATTGTATAGACCATAAATATCACCAATTTCATTAATAATTTTTTTATTATATTGGTTCAAACCAATTTCATAAATCTTTACTCCTAATTGATTATTTGTAATATAATCTACTATATCTCCAACATTTGATTTCTTAAATATATCAAATAAACATTCATTAAAATTATCATTTTCAAAAATTGTAAAATGTTTTTGTTCTAATTCTGTACAAATTGTTTGAGTATTCATGTTATATTCTTTTTCCAATACAATAAAAGGTATCAATTTTTATTGATAGTTTTTCCCTTTAAAAATATATAAAACAATGTACATTATGTCATATGGGGGGGTATTACATAAAAAAATATAT